GTGCCTGTCATTGCGGTCAACGCGCAGGGTCAGGCGACAAGCGTCACCAACACGGCCATATCTATCGCCGCGTCGCAGATTACGTCCGGCACGCTCGGCGTAGCTAATGGTGGTACAGGAACAGCCACTGCATTCACCGCTGGCTCGGTTGTCTTTGCTGGCGCGTCTGGCGTATATACGCAGGACAATGCTAACCTGTTCTGGGACAATACCAACGACCGGCTGGGGATTGGTACGAATGCGCCTTCCGGAAAACTTCAAATCAATGGCAACTTCTTGCGCATAGACCAGAGTGGCGCAAACGCTGCTTTTCTTGGTAATGCAGCCGACTTGATTACTGGCGCTCCAGCGGGTGCGGGCCTTCGCTTTGACGGCACCGCCCTGCGTATAAGTGCTTCCAGCACTGAGATTGCCCAGTTTACTTCCGGCGGTAATTTGGGGATTGGTGTGAGTTCGCCAACTTTCCGTTTGCAGGTACAAACCGACACCGACGCTAATGCGGGGGCTTTCATCCGCAATAGCAGCACCGGAACGGCTGCATCTGGAAATCTAACTGTTGCCAGCGCAGTCGGTAATATATTTATACGAGCGCACTCGGCTGCAAATAGCGTATGGCCGAACTCGACTTTAATCTCGTCGGACAGCGGCTTTACTGGTGGCTTGAACATCGCACAAGCTGGTACAAACCCTATTAAGCTTTGGACCAACGGCACAGAGCGTATGCGCGTCGATAGCGCAGGCAACGTCGGGATTGGTACAAGTTCGCCAGCGTATAAGTTGGACGTAAACGGGACATCGTACTTCAGCGATAATATGCTTCTCTCCCGCACCAATACTGCGGGTTCGATAAGTGGGATCACAATCACTAACGCTGGAACTTCGGCGTCCTACGCGGGTTTAAACATCAATAGCGGAACCGTATCATCGCAGTTTTTCAACGATGCCGCCGGTAACGCAGTAGTCGCGGGTGCTATCTTACGCACAACAAGCAATCACCCACTTGTTTTTGGCACCAACAACACCGAGCGCATGCGCATCGACACCAGCGGCAACGTCGGGATAAACCAGCCACCGAATGCGTCACAGGGCAGGGTGCAGATTAGTCAGCCGTTAGGTTCATCTGCTGATGGCGCTTTGCGGTTGACAGACAACGCAACCACTTCATTTATATTTAACAACATATCAAGTGGGTTGTCCGCACTTTGGTCAAGCGGCGCTGTTGCACTTGGAACAGGAAGTGGCACCTTTACAGAGCGCATGCGCATCGACGCCAGCGGCAACGTCGGGATTGGTACGAGTTCGCCAGCATCAGACGCCGCCCTTCATGTAAATCGTGCAGGGGCTTCATTCCCAACAATCAAAATCACTAACGGCACTACCGGTGCCGGAAACGTGGATGGTTTTGACTTGATATGCGGCTCTGGTGGTGAAGCCTACGTCTACAACAGGGAGACCCAGCCGCTCTTGTTTGGGACTTCCAACGCAGAACGCATGCGCATCGACAGCAGCGGCAACGTCGGGATTGGTACGAGTTCGCCAGCGGATAAGCTGACTGTTAATGGCTTCATCACAACCACGGCGGGCGCTTACTCTTCAACGAATGGTGGGAACGCGGTAAAGCTTGGTGCCGCTGGGCAGATGAACTTTGGTGCTGGCGGTAGCGACCTTATTCTTGCTACCAATGCGGGGAACATCAGGTTTGGCAACTGGAACACCAACACAGAATACTTCCGCATCACCAGCACAGGCGGCATCACATCCGCCGATCTCGCTGACGCGGTCGGCTACAAAGGCGTCCCCCAGAACAGCCAGACATCGGCCTACACGCTGGCGCTGTCCGACATAGGCAAGCACATCAGCATCACGACAGGCGGCGTGGTAATTCCTGCAAACGGCTCGGTGGCGTTCCCTATCGGCTCAACGGTTGTGGTCTATAACAATAGCGCCTCAAACCAAACGATCAGCATTACGACAGATACCATGTACCTCGCAGGCACGGCCACCACTGGCTCACGCACATTAGCCCAGCGCGGCCTTGCAACTTGCGTAAAAGTTGCCGCTACAACTTGGGTCATCTCAGGCGCAGGGTTAACCTGATGACTGGTATTCTCTGTGTCTTGGCTGGTATGGGCGGTAAAGACACAAGCCCTTTTTCAGCGTCTTATCTGGTCATCGCTGGTGGTGCTTCTGGGGGTACCGCTGACACCAACACAGGTACCGGCGGTGGTGGCGCTGGTGGGTACCTTGCAGGCACTTCGACTTTAACTCCGGGTACGACATACACAATCACAGTGGGCGCTGGCGGCGCTTCTCCTGCGGGTGTGGCTGTCGGGAATAACGGTAGCAACTCTTCGGCACTTAGTCAGACGGCCACAGGCGGCGGCGGCGGTGGTTCAAGCCTTTCATTCGGGTCTGTAGCAGCAGCGAATAGCGGTGGTTCGGGTGGCGGCGGCGCTGGTACTTTTGGAGCCGCTGGCGGCGGTGCTGCGGGCACAGGTGGCCAAGGTAATAGCGGTGGGGCCGGAAATGGTAGTACCGTTGACGCTGACGTACAGGCTGGCGGCGGTGGCGGTGGTGCAGGCGGTACGGGCGCAACTAGCTTTGGTGCTGGTGGCAACGGTGGCGTAGGTTCAGCTTCCTCTATTACAGGAACTTCAGTCTCACGCGCTGGTGGCGGCGGTGGTGGTAAGCGTACATCTACTGGTGGCTCAGGCGGCACAGGCGTTGATGGCGGCGGTAACGGCGGCGCGGACGCCAACGGCTCTGCGGGTGCAGCAAATACAGGTGGCGGTGGTGGTGGCTCTGGTACTGGCCCCACAAACATTCTGCGCACAGGTGGCGCGGGCGGCTCTGGCGTGGTGATTATCTCCGTGCCAACTACGCGCTACAGCGGCACGACAACTGGATCACCCACAGTTACGACCAGCGGGTCTAACACAATCCTTACGTTTACCTCATCGGGGAGCTACACCGCATGAGCCACTTTGCTAAAGTCATCGACGGCATCGTCACAGAGGTTCTGGTCATTGAGCAGGACGTTATCAACACGGGCATGTTCGGCGACCCTGCGCTCTTCGTGCAGACCTCGTACAACACATACGGTGGCCAGCACCCAGAAGGCCGCCCGCTGCGTAAGAACTATGCTGGTATCGGCTATACCTATGATGCAGTGCGCGATGCGTTTATCGCGCCGCAGCCATTCCCGTCTTGGCTTCTTGACGAGGACACATGCTTGTGGGGCGCACCAACACCGCGTCCGAATGACGGCAAGCTGTATACTTGGGACGAGGCCACATTGGCTTGGGTAGAAATTACAGAAGGAACAGAAGCATGACTATTACAAACACTTGGGCCGTAGTTCAGATGGACGCCTATCCAGAATATGAGGGCGAGGCTGATGTAGTCTTCACCGTGCACTGGACATTGATCGGCACTGATGAAACATATGTTGGTAGCGTATACGGCTCTGTTGGCGTCAGCCTCGACGAAGGCGCGACATTCACGCCGTATGAAGACCTCACTGAGGCGCAGGTCATTGGCTGGGTGCAAGATGCACTTGGCGCTGAGCAGGTTGCTGCATATGAGGCCAATGTGGCGCAGCAGATTGCTGACCAGATCGACCCACCTGTGGTGACCCCACCGCTACCATGGAGCGCGTAATGGAACTCAACATCACACTGAGCGTCGAAGAAGTTAACGCCGTCCTACAGACACTCGGCAATCTGCCGACATCTTCCGGCGCGTTCCCGCTTCTCATGAAGATCAAGCAGCAGGCCGAGGCCCAAATGCCCAAAGAAGAGGAAACCGCCGAGTGATCGAGGAACTCATCAGTCGCGTGTTCTATGCCCGCAACGTTGCGCACTTCGAGCACTGGCGTGCGAAGGGCGACGGCAGCTACGCCAAGCACAAGGCGCTGGGCCACTTCTACGACGACGTGATCGACGCGATTGACGCCCTCGTGGAGGCCTATCAGGGCGCGTTTGACCTAATCGGCAACATACCCGCCCCGAAGGTGTCCGAACGTGACGTGCTGAAGCTCCTAGAGGCCGACGCGGACTGGATCGAAGAGCACCACGAAGATATCTGCAAGGGCAACCGCGCCGTGGGCAATCTCGTCGACGGCGTCACAGAGACGTATCTGACCACCATATACAAGCTGCGGAACCTGAAATAATGGACATCGACATCAACACCATAATCACCGTCATCGGCTTCATAGGCGGTCTGATCACAGTGTGGGTGAACCTCAACAGCCGACTGACGCTGCTTGAGGCGCGTCTCGGCTTTGGTGACGAGAAGTTCAACGGCATTGACAAGAAGTTCGACGAGGTGATGATGCACCTCCGTCGGATAGAGGACAAGCTGGATAACAAGGCGGATCGGTGATGAAGTGGTTTCTGCTACCCCTCGTGGCTTTGGCCCTCATGGGTTGTCAGGACCGCTATCGGTACTACTGCCAAGACCCAGAGAATTGGGAAACAAAAGAGTGTAAAAAGCCCGGCTGTATAGCTTCGGGCTACTGCACCGAATACCTGATAACAACCGAAGAGGAAGCACATGAAGCCCACTAGGGAATGGTCACCGGAGGAGTTGCTGCGGTTCATAGTCGGCGTCGTACTTTCGCTGACGCTTACGGTTATCGTAATTACTGTGTTGTATTCGTTGATATTTGTGTCTCAGCCGATGGACGGTCAGGCACCAAACGATGCGGAGTTTTTTAAGCTGATCAACCCGATTGCGACGTTTATCGTGGGTGCATTGGCGGGACTTATGGCTGGACAGGGCAGCGGCCCTGCACAAGAGAAGAAGAAGGAAAAAGAAGATGAGCTTCCTGAATAGTTTTGAAAGCAAGAATGAGGGCGTGAACGACACCGTCGAGTTTGTCATCCGCGTGGCAATCGTCACGCTGGCGGCAGTCATCCTCGTGGTCGTGCTGGCGCTTGTCGTCGGCCTATTCGTGCCCAACGACGTTGTGGACAGCACTGCCATCCTTGAGATGATTAACCCAGCGTTCCAGACCATCATCGGCGCGCTTGTCGGGCTGCTTGGCGGCCTGAGCCTGAACGCCAATGCGCGGGACAAAGAGCCTGAGCCGGAAGCGCCGCTCGAACTGGACACGCCAGAACCAGAAGCACCCAAGCCATACAGCGACCCAAACGGTACTGTCTTTATCGACACACCTGAAGATGATGATGACGACATGGAGCCTTGGGAGAAGTACCGCAACGACCTACGCTACGACGTCACCGGCGACGGTGTGGTCGACGAAAACGACTTCCCTGCTTGGCGGAGTGCTGGCAAATGAGCTTAATGAACCTTCAAAGTAAATGTGGATGTCATCCAGATGGTGCGTTCGGACCGGGGACATTGAAATCCGCCTGTGCCCACTTCAAGCTGAACAAGAACCGCGCCGCGCATTTCTTCGCCCAAACGGCACACGAAAGCGGCAACTTCAAGGCGTTCAGCGAGAACCTAAACTACGGCGCGAAGGGTCTGCGCAGCATCTTCGGGAAGTACTTCCCGACCGATGCACTCGCCCGCGCTTACGAGCGTCAGCCACAGAAGATTGCCAACCGCGTCTATGCCAACCGCATGGGCAACGGTGACGAAGCGTCTGGCGACGGTTGGAAATACCGGGGACGCGGTCCGCTCCAGCTCACTGGCAAGAACAACTACCGCGCATTCGGCAAGTACATTGGCCGCGAACAAGAGATTTTGGACAACCCAGACCTCGTCGCTACCGAACTCGGCTTTGAAAGCGCCCTGTGGTTCTTCGACGCAAACAAGCTCTGGTCGATCTGTGACCAAGGCATCAACGACGCCGCAATCCTCGCACTGACGAAGCGGATCAACGGGGGTACACACGGTCTCGACGACCGCAAACAGAAAACCAAGAAGTATGCTGCTTGGCTCTAAGGAGAACGATTATGGTTAATCTGAAGAAACTCATCCAGAAGGAAGCCGAGAAGGCAATCCTCAAGAAAGCCGTTGGCAAAATCCTGCCGATGGACGGCGGAGCGAAGCCCGCCCTCGGTTGGAAGGCCAAAGCTGCGGCCGTGCTTGCCACGATTGCTACGGGCGCAACACTGCTTTCCCAATACCTCGCTGGGTAAACAATATCTTCGACAGTCGCGGCGAAGGCTGTTAATATGCGTTAAATCTGCTATAGGGGCGCGTTATGGCCACTACGATGACATTCACGACGTTGAAACAAGATGTGCAGCGCTATCTTGAGCGCGGCAACACGCTTGCGTCTGACCCCATTGTCTTTGAGCAAATCCCTCGTCTAATCAACCTCGCCGAGCGTCGCATCGCCCGCGAGCTTAAGATCGAGGGCTTCATCAACGTGGTGACCGGCACGCTCTCCAGCGGCCAGTCTGTATACCCCAAGCCCGACCGCTGGCGCGACACGGTGTCGATGAGCATTGGCACTGGTACAGGGAACAACACCCGTAAAGTCTTGTTCTCCCGCGTGTACGAGTATCTGCGGTCCTACTGGCCGAACGCCTTAGAGACGGACGTGCCCCTCTTTTACAGCGACTATGACTACAGCCACTGGTTGCTGGCCCCGACACCAAACGCCGACTACCCGTTCGAGATCTTGTACTACGAGCTACCCCCATTACTCGACGAGAGCGTGCAGACAAACTGGATTACCGAATACGCCCCGCAGCTCTTGCTTTACGGCACGCTGGTTGAGGCGACGCCGTTCCTCAAGAACGACGAACGCATCCCAGTTTGGCAGAGCATGTACGACCGCGCGGCGGCAATGTTGAACGGCGAAGACCTCGCCAAAATTCTAGACCGATCCGCCGTGCGCAAGGAGGCGTAATAATGTCCACGTCATTCACTCAAGTCTTCGGCGGTACGACGATATACCCCTCGGACGTATCCTACCTCGCACTCGCGCTAACTGGGAACACCACACTTCAGTGGCCGCTTGAGGCCACCACCGGCAACAACATCGTCGCGCGTATCATCGACGTCACACCGACGGGCGCGTTCACCATAACAATGCCGGACGCGACCGAAGTGGGTGTCGGCCAGACGATCCTGTTCAATAACCTCGGGCCGAGCACCATCAGCGTCAACAGCGCCTCTGGTGCCGCAATCCTGAGCATTGCTGCGGGCGAGCAGTGGCAGTGCTACCTCATCAACAACACGACTGTCGGCGGCACGTGGCGCACGTTCCGCTACGGCGCTGCCGTGGCGCAGGCTCAGGCAGCCGCGCTGGCTGGCGCTGGCTTAATCGCCTCTGGTTCAACCCTCGCCCAGAACTACGACGTCGCTGATTTCTCTGTTACGCCGTACAATTCAACGACCGCTGACCGCGCTAGGATTTTTGTTTGGACCGGCGGCCTCGGCACATTTAACTTGCCGACTGCTGTCTCCGCTGGCGACGGCTGGTTCGTGCAGATCCGTAACGGTGGCCAAGGTGACCTGACCATCGACCCGTCTGGCACCGAGCTTATCAACGCGGCGTCCACGCTGCGCTTGCAGCCGGGCGACAGCGCCGTGATCGTAAGCGACGGCGTGCAGTGGTACACCATCGGCCTCGGTCAGCAGGCTGTCTTCGCCTTCGACTACACGACCATCGCCGTCACTGGCGGCACGTACACACTCGCTGGCTCTGAGCTGAACCGCATCGCGTACAAGTTCACAGGTACGCTGGCGTCTAACGCCGAAATCGTCGTGCCCGCGACCGTGCAGCAATACTGGGTCAACAACGCCACGACCGGCGCGTTCACGCTTGGCGTCAAGACCGCCAGCGGCACAGCCACTTTGGTCACACAGGGCGCGACGGCCATCCTGTACTGCGACGGCACGGAAATCATATCGGCAACCACCTCGGCGGCCTTCGCGGGTGTCCTACCCGTAACGCAGGGCGGAACAGGCGCGACTACCGCGTCAGGTGCGCGTACCAACCTCGGCGCAACGGGTATCGGCTCGGCGCTGTTCACCGCCGCAACGGCGGCGAGCGCTCGGGGCACTATATCCGCCGCAGCCTCTGGTGCGAACTCCGACATCACGTCACTGACGGGCCTCACGACGCCACTGAGCGTCGCGCAGGGCGGCACAGGCGCAACAACGGCAGGCGGCGCGTTGACTAACCTCGGCGCGGCAGCCGCTGGCGCTAATACCGACATCACCGCACTCGACCAAGACGTGACGATAACGGCCACTGGTACGATAGCGGCGGGCACACTCGGCTATCGCGGTCTGCCGCAGAACAGCCAGACCGGCGCTTACACGCTGGCGTTGTCTGATGCAGGCAAGCAGGTTTCCAACACGACTGGCGGCTGGGTCATTCCGGCTAACGGTTCGGTTGCATTCCCTGTCGGCACGGCCATCGCCCTGTATAACGACAGCGGCAGCAGCCAAACGGTGTCCATCACGACAGACACGCTACGTCAGGCAGGGACCGCGAACACAGGAACTCGCACACTTGCGCAATACGGCCTAGCAACGTGCGTCAAAGTTGCCTCTACTACATGGGTAATCAGCGGCGCGGGCCTCAGCTAATGACTGGGATTATGTGCGCTCTGGCTGGAGGTGGCAGCTCGATATACATTGGCGAAGCAGAAGTAACCGTTGGGTACGCGGAGGGTGGCGACTTCTTCAGCTATGGCAAAGGGGCGACCCAAGGTAGTATCACACCGACGACATGGGCAAACAGCGGCCTAACCGTTGCCGAGCTTAAAGACGTTTATTTTGAGGGTGACCCAGCGTGGTTAGTTTTTCAAGTGGTAGGAAGCGCGCCTAATTCTGGTTGGGAAACGCTGACTGTTGACGGAACCACAATAGACCGCGTTGATGCTTCTTACAGCAACAACGGGACATTCACGACGTGGACTTTTGTCGGCGCGCCCACCCTGTTCGGCGACACCGTTGGTGATACGAGGTCAATCGTATGGGCATAGAAATCTTCTATCCGGCAAACGAAGCTGAATGGTACGCCAAGGGCACGCTTGAGGGCGGCACGTACTTCGAGGTGCCCGCTGTGTTTAACGCAGACGGGACTTGTGACACGGCCGCTACAGACGCCAAAGTGCAGCAGCTAATCTTTGCCTTGAGTGAGAAAAGCTAATGCCTGAACAAATCGTACAGATAATGTCGAAGCCCGGCATCAAGCGGGACGGAACCAAGTTCGAGGGCGACCAGTACGTCGACGGCCAGTGGGTGCGCTTCCAGCGTGGGCTGCCGCGTAAGATCGGTGGCTACCGCTCGATCAACAAGTTCCTGCGCGGCCTGCCGCGTGCGCTGCACGAGTATACGCAGGACTTGCTGACATACATCCACGCAGGCTCGTCCGACCGCCTTGAGCGCTTCTTCATCGACGCCACGTACAACACGAGCGTCATCACCGACCGCACACCCTCGTCGGGCTTCACCACGGCCGACGCAAACATGTGGCAGTTCGCCACGGCGTACGACACGACGAACGGCAACCAGATCGTCGCGCAAGTCGCGCCGAACCTGAACTGCATCTGCAACAGCGACGGTGGCGCGCTCTTCGTCGGCAACCTCCTTGGCACAACGGCCCTGACGCAAGTCACGTTGGTACCCGCAAACTTCAGCGTCACTGGCGGCGTTGTCACGCTGCCGCCCTACACGTTCGCCTTCGGTAACGACGGCTACGCGGCGTGGTCCGTGCCCAATAAGCCAAACGACTTCACCGGCTCCGGCGCGGGCAACGCCTACATCACCGGCCAGAAAATAGTTAAGGCCATGCCACTGCGCGGCGGCCCCGGCAACAGCCCCTCGGGCCTGTTCTGGTCGGCAGACAGCCTCATTCGCGGCACGTACATCGGCGGCACGGCTGTGTTCCAGTTCGACACCATCAGCGCGCAGTCGTCAATCTTGGCAGCCAACAGCGTCATCGAGTATGACGGCATCTTCTACTGGATCGGTACTGACCGCTTCCTGACATTCAACGGCGTCGTGCGCGAGGTCGAGAACAACCTGAACCTCAACTTCTTCTTCGACAACCTGAACTACGCGCAGCGCCAGAAGGTGTTCGCGTACAAGGTTCCGCGCTTCGGCGAGATCTGGTGGTGCTTCCCGTTCGGCGACAGCATCGAGCCGAACCACGCCGTCATCTACAACGTCCGCGAGAATACGTGGTACGACACCGAGCTGCCAAACGGCGGACGCGGCGCGGGCCTCTTCCCTGCCGTGTTCAGCAAGCCGCTCCTGTCCGGCATTGAGCCGCAGGAGGCCGAGGCAGTTAGCGTCGCCATCAACGCGGCAGGAACCGGCTACACCGTGGGCAACACCCTCGACGTTGTGGGTGGCCTCGGCCAGATTGACGCAGAGCTGACGGTGACCACCGTCAACGGCTCGGGTGGCATTACTGGCATCACCATCAGCAACGCGGGTCAGTACGCCGAGATACCGACCAACCCAGTCAGCGTGACTGGAGGCTCGGGCAGCGCGGCCACGTTCAACCTGACATTCGACAACCCGTACAAGTTCTGGGTTCACGAGGTCGGCACAGACGAGATCGACGGCCTGACGCTCAACCCGATACAGTCGTTCTTCGAGACGGCTGACCTGTCGTTGCCCGTCACGTCGGGCATCAACAAGTCCATGCAGGCCTTGATGATCGAGCCAGACTTCGTGCAGAGCGGCGACATGACGGTTCAGGTCATGGGCCGAGCCAACGCCCGTGCGCCTGAAGTGAACGGCATTATCATGACGTTTGTGGAAGACCCAGAGACGCCGCAGGAGCAGGTCGTCTTCCTTAAGACACAGCGCCGCGAGCTGCGCTTCCGTTTCGAGAGCAACACCCTCGGCGGCAACTACCAGATGGGCCTCGTGCTTGCGCACGTCCAGCCCGGCGACGGGACGACACTGGGATGATCGACCCTCGCGGCATGACTTGGCAAGACTGGGCCAGTTCAGTTATACTGTCCGTCAACGACGCGTGGTCATTCGGCACACCTCCCGCAGAGGCCGAGTGGCAAGGCTGGGCGATAGGGCTGTTGCGTGCCTCCCCATTTACGCAGCAAATTATTCCCGACCCATACCAGTTCTCGGATTGGCGTGAGTGGGGAATGCGTGTATATCCGATGCTCGAAGGTACAAGCTCATGAACTACATCCCCGGCTTCAGTAACTATCTGGAAACGACCGCACCGCGCTACGCGAGGGGCGGACCTGCGCGGTTCGTTGAGGATGACATTTACGGCGGCGGATACGACGGCTCGCCGCTCATGTACAGCGACCCTATGGCGGCTGCCGCGCCAATCACGGACACGTACCAGCAAGCTGCGGTTGCGCCGATGGCGACAGAAGTCGTATCACCTGCCGTATCACCTGTCGCCACTACGCCTGCCGCCACTACGTCTGCCGGGGCTGTAGCGCCGTATGACCTCAGTGCTTTGGCTGGCTTGGATCTGAGCGGCCTAGACAGCCTGTACGGAATGAACTTCGGCACAGACTTTGGCGGCGGCGCTATGGGCGGCCAATATCAAGTCGATCCGAACGTACAATACATCGGCGCGCCGCTATCCAACAAAGGCAACGCCACGTCGCAGACAGGCGGCAATGTTTTCGCGGTGCGGGTCGATCAGCCGGTGCGCCTATACGATCACCGCACCAATCAGGTTGTGTTCGAAGGAACAGGCTTTGACGCCGCGCGCAAGGCGACCGAACTGGGACAGAACTTGTCCGACACGCAGGGCCGCAAAGCAAACTACAGCATCCAGACCGCAGATCCGGCGGGCAACTATTCAACCGTCGCGTACGAGAAGAAGAACAAGAGCACGCTGGGCCAGATTGCTAATGCGGTTGGCACCGTAGCGCCGTTAGCCTTGATGGCCATACCGGGAGCTGGCCCTGCTTTATTTGGTATGAGCCAAGCTGCGTTTGCAGGCTCTGCGGCTGCACAGGCTGCTTTTGGGGCACTCGTAGGCGCGGCAAGTTCAGGCTTAAAGGGCCAGAATATCCTTAAAGGTGCGGCGTTAGGAGGCCTGACGGCGGCTGGAGGCGCACTGATACCTAAGATACCGGCAATCGGTGATTTAGGCAACTTGGCTAGACCGATTGGCACAGGCATCGGCGCGACCGCAGGTGGCTTGGCCACAGGTCAAAGCCTGAAGAACTCACTCCTTGGTGGCGCTGCCTCCGGCGCTCTTGCGTACGCCGCGCCGGGCATTCAGAAAAGTTTAGGAATTGGCCAAGGGCCTAATCTTAGCACTGGTGGCGGGGATACGAGTGTCAGCACTGGCGCAAATGCCGCCAGCGGCCCCGCACCGATAGCCACGGTCACCGGAAACACCGGCTTCTCGGCCCCTGTCTCATTCGGCGGTGGGTCAACGCCCCAGACCAAACCCGCAGCCGACAAGATGGCTGAAGAAAACCTCATCAAGGTTACCGGCTCGCTTCCGGGAACTGCGCCAAGCGTAAACTTGGGCGGCGGGCTTTCGTCACCGATGCTCGATAGGATCGCCCAACCGGCGGAAACCTCGTCCCCCGAGCCAACGCTGGAAGAACTCCTCGTTGAGGCGCGCAAATCGTTCACCCCTCCGGTGAACGTCAATCCGTCGAACGTGACTAGGGCTAATTTGAACACCGCCACGGAGCCAACGCTGGAAGAACTCCTCGTTGAGGCGCGCAAATCGTTCACCCCTCCGGTGAATATCGGTACGACCACAGGTGGCACAGCTCCAGCCGAAAATCCGCTTATTAAAGTCACTGGACGGCTGCCTACTACTACGCCGCCAGTGAGTGTCGGTACGACCACAGGTGGCACTACCGCTGTCGAAGACCCTCTTATCAAAGTCACTGGGCGGCAGACTACTACACCGCCAGTTTTATGGGGCGTTGAGAAGCCTTTGCCGGACTTGTCTAAGACGGATGCCGATGCTGAAGCGGAGAAGAAGAAGAAGCTCGAAGTCGAAGACTACCTGCGCCTCGCAAGTCTTGCCACCGGCTTAGTCGGCAACCTCACCGGCGGCGGTAAAGACGGCTCAGGCTCGTCGGGCACATACATCCCCGGCGGCGCTGGCAGCGGACGCTTGAACCCAATCTTCTCAGCCCAACTGCCCGCAGCGGGCGGCCTCGGTAGTATCGGCGCGACCCGCACGGCGCGCGCACTGGGCGACGTAGACTGGCTGACTTACGGCACACGGCCTGAGCTTAAATTCTTCGACTACGCGACGTCGCCAGCCAACCCCGCGCCTG